ACGATCTTGAAGAGTGGGTAGAACACCACAAAGAAGAGATTGAAGCTGGTGATCATCACGATCCCTCACCACTTGAATTATATTGTGACCAAGAACCTGGCGCACCAGAGTGTAAAATTCACGACAACTGATGTGACAGTTGAATAAGTGGCACACGGGGCGGCAACGCCCCTTTTTTATGCCCTATAATAACTTCAGTTCAAACAAAGGCAATGGGCACCCGCTCCAGAATTGGTATCCAACTCAAAGATGACTCCATTCTTTCTGTTTATTGCCATTGGGATGGTTATCCTTCTTTCAATGGTAAAGTTCTCCGTGAGTTCTACGATACGAAGGAGAAAGTAACCCAACTGATTGACGGTGGTAACATTTCCGCACTGCACACTAATGCAGGTTGGAACAATGAAACCCTGCCTAAAACTGGTCCTCTGTACTACACTTCCCGTGGTGAATCTATTGATGAAAATGCACCTGAACTCAGCAAAAATGTGAATGAGTATCTGAAACTGGGTGGTGAATATGGTGATGAAGAGTATGCTTATCTCTTCACAAGTGCTGGGTGGACTTGCTACAATACACGCTCTTGGGATGACAACTATATGAAAGAAGAAGAAATCCCTGCTGGTGCAGTTGGATAAGTGGCACAGGGGGCGCTGAGACGCCCCCAGGATGCCCTATAATACCTTCATACGCAACAAACCAATGCGCTCTACCTTCGCTGACTTCTGCGCCACTCAAGACGCTCGCAACACCATTCAACTGAATGTTCGCAAGTGGACTCTGATGCTGTGTGACTCCCTTGTGGATAACTTTAAGTCCCGCAATCACGGTAGAATCGGACGCTATGATGCTCCCGTGTATAAGTTCTATCCCGAAGAAGGACGTAAGTATTTCAAAGTGATCATGGAAACTGACAGCGGTTCCCGCAGTGTTCACGCTTTCATTGACAAGAAGACTGGTGAAGTCTACAAGGCAGCATCATTCAAAGCACCTGCAAAAGGTGTTCGTTATGATCTGCGAATCATTGAGCAGCGTGAGTGGTTGCTGCAACATGCAGACTGGGCAGGTGGTTATCTCTACGCACGATGATATACTTTATCATCATTACTGCTAGTGTTGTGTGGGCAGCACTAGCACTCTTTTCACCCTGGTTCAATCATCTCAACAAGGACAATGAACGTTACTAGAGAACAACTTATCGAAGCACTTTACAATGAGTATGTGTGGTTATGTCATGACGACTTTGAACCTGGGGTTGATATTGAACCAGAAGACTACCTCACTATGTTGAAAGATATGACCTATGATGAGTTAGTTGAAGAAACTTGTACCGACGATACTTATCATATGAGTGAGTATGTGGAGGCATGGAGTTGACGGGTAGAGAGAAACTTTTATTTGTATCTTCGTTCATCTGGTTTCTACATTGGGGAACATGTCTAGCATCTACCATTCTGGATACGGTTATTCTAAAATCCTCTGTGAGGATGTTACCTCTTGGTTTCTGAATAACTTCTTCCCCAATCACAAGATCACGGTGGATATTGTTCATCGTGGATTGAAACGTGAGGCAGTTTATGGATATTGTGACGTGATTGGTGATTATCATCGCCCACGACACTTTCTGATTGAACTTCAGACCCATATGAATGAAGAGTTGTATGTAACAACTCTTTTGCATGAACTGACTCACCTGGCACAGTGGGTAAGGGGTTCGCTGCGCTCCCGTTATGGAAAATTGTGTTATTGTAAAGAACCAGTGGAGAATTGGGAGTATTGGTTGCAACCCCATGAAGTTGAGGCACGAGAGGAAGAAGAAAGGTTGTATAATTGGTATTTGAGTGATAAAATGGAAGTAAAGAGTTTCCCCAACAGACTGACAGCATGACATCATCTGCACTGAAAGCATTAACTGCAACCACAGGTAATCGTAAAGATACCTGGAACACTCCCGTTGATTTTGTTGGCGATGTTGTTAAGTTCTTCAATGGTCCTGTTGACCTTGACCCCTGCTCGAATGATTCGGACAATCGTAATATCCCTGCTAAAAGTGTTTATACCGAAGAAACAAATGGTTTAGCACATGATTGGGTTGCTGATAGTGTTTTCATGAATCACCCATATTCTAATAGTAAAGAATGGGTGCCATATGCTGCACAGCAGTATGAATCTGGAAATGCAAAAGAAATGGTTCTTCTCATCAAGTTGGACGTTTCTACAAAGTGGTGGAACGCAGTGGCAAAATATCCGTGGATTGCTGTTAATAAGCGTTTGAAGTTTGGTGATGGTAAAGGTGCTGCACCTTTCCAATCTGCTGTAATTTATCTTGGAAACGATTTAGATAGATTTAAGGAGGTTTTCGGTAAGTATGGACACCTCTATGTGCCAGTAGGATAAGTGGCACACCCCTGGTTGTGGGAGGCGCTGGATGCCCTATAATAAGAGCATCGACAGGGAGAAACCCCATGAGCAACACCAACGTTTTCTACAAGGTTGAGATCGACCTCTACGAGTCTCCCGAGCACCCCATCATCTACTTCCGCAAGGCAAAGCGTTGTAAGACTGCTAAGGGTGCCGACCGTCAGGCCAACCGCATGGTGAACGAGGCAGTGGAGGCATGGCGTCCGTTCTCCCAGCAGATCATGCGCTACACCGTCTCCCGTGTGCCAGCTGACGTAGTGGTCCATGGGGAGGTGCGCTGACCCCGTTCTTGCCCTATAATAAGCACATAAGCGAAACACCCTATGCGACTCCACACCTCCGCCACACAGATCGACTTCTATCCTGTTGGCACTGGCAAGCGTTTCGTCAAGCGTGTCATCTGGCATCCTGGTGATGAGCAGACTGAGATGACTTCATTCTCCACTCGCAGCAAGACCGACATGGTGTATGATGTGAACTGCTATATCGCCAACGGTGCTACTGTAAGTGACTTCAACCTCAACGAATACACTGGTGATGACTACTCTCCCGTCTACTGCTGATAATAAAGAGTTTGTTGACTTTCTGTTCGACAAACTCTTCAAACATGTTGACACTGACATGTTAGATTTGCAGGATGATGATTCCTGCTGTGACCACATTCTGTTTCAACAACTGGAACTCTTCTGATGAACTACACACTCGGACAACTGCAAGAACGAGTCAACAAGATGATCGAATTGCAAGGTGAAAATGCACCTTGTGCAGCATGGATTTACACTGCTGAAGATTGTATGATTCGTGGTGAAGACGGTGAGGTGGGTGAATATCCTTGTGACAAATATCCTGAGTTAGCAGAAAGAATCTTTGATGATGTTGGCAACATTGATTACATCTACACTGTAATTCAAGAGTGTGTGGATGAAGTAACCGAAGAACAATTCATGCAACTGCAACAGGAGATGGTCTGATGTATCTTCCCAAAAATGACTGGAATCGCGGCACTTATCGCGAACTGAAAGCAATTCTGAATGAACTGCCTGAGCACTATCTGGACCAAACTGCAACGGTCATGCTATCAGATAGTGATGAATATGTTGATATTCGTTCTATCGGTTGGACTGGTCCTGGATGTGATGTGCTAGACTCTGACCACATGTTTTTTACTGTTCGCGCCTGATTGATGCAAAACCTTCACCTTCAACATCCCGAAGATTCTATCCTCACTGGTAACCTTGAGGTTCTTGATTGGTTCACTGAACCTGCACATGTTTCTGCAAAGATTGACGGTTGCCCTGCAATCGTGTGGGGAACTGACCCTGCCACTGGCACATTCTTTGTAGGAACCAAAGCAGTATTCAACAAGAAAAAGATTCGCATTGCTCATTCACATGAAGAAGTCGATCAACACTATGAAGGTGAAGTTGCGGATATTCTGCACGCTTGCTTTGATTCTCTTCCTCGCACAGATTATATCTTTCAAGGCGACTTTATTGGTTATGGCGGTGATTCTACTTATCACCCCCAGGCAGTCACTTACATCTTTCCTGAAGTAGTCACCCAGAGCATCATCATTGCTCCGCATACTTTGTATGAAGCAAACGGTGATTTGCGTGATAGTTGGGCACTGCCACTTGTGATGCAGTTAGAGTCAACCAGCGAGGTCATGTTTGTGCAACCTGATGCCTGGGAAGATAGCAAATCGTTCGATGACATCATACAATTTGCACGGCAGATGTCAACAATGTGTGAGTTTGTTAATGCCACCAAAGCGCGGAGAATTGAGAAGGTTGTCAACACTTTCATAAAAATCGGTGCCGTCCTGGACGCGGAGGCACTGGCGCTCGCGGCGGACTGCGATGTCAACTTAATTCGTTTTTGGAAACTTGTGAAGACGATTAAGGAGGATAGGTTAGCACAATGTGCCACAATGGGTGGTCCTCTTGCTTACATAGGTAAGAAATTCATCGCTGCGGAGGGTTATGTGCTCTCAAATGAGTATGGAAGTTATAAACTTGTGAAACGTGAGGTATTCTCCCGCCATAACTTCAATTTTGGCAAATTTGCCTGTGCCAGTTAAGGAACTGGACCACTAACCCCCACACCAGGGCAGGGATGCCCTATAATAACTTCAGTTCAAACAAAGGTTCAATGAACGACGACCAACGCATCGACATGATCGAAGGACAGATTGAACACATCATCGAACTCTGCAAAACTTATGTTGAGGGTGAAGAACTTGAGGACATAGGTAACATTCGCGCACTCTATGAAGAGTATGCAGAATGGATTGATACTTACAATGAGGTTGACGGTTCAGAAGAAGAATATACAACTGCATGGGCACCTGACTTCACTGGAGTTTGAACAATGAACTATCAAGTGACTTCGATTGAGTTTGATTTTGAGGATACGTTGTATCCTATGACTGAGGAAGAAATGACCGACTTCTATGAAGATTATATCGGCACATTTTGGGAAGCAGAAGACGGAGATGATTTAGTAGAAGAAATCACCTGTGCCGCAGGTTATTGTATCAAATCGATTGATTATCGCCATGTACTTCACTGACAGACAACTTGAGTTAATTGCTGATGCCGTTGAGGATTATGCTGTTCTAATTGATGAGGATGCCGCAGACGAATGTGGCGAAATCCTGGACATTATCGAAGCACACTTTCAAAACAAATGATTACTTCCAAGCGTTACATGCTCAACATTATGAAAAAATGTGAGTATGCTCATACTCTCACAAGAGAAGAAAAGTTTCAAGTCTTTTGTAATGTTTGCGACAACATGTTGAAGGAAGGTAGAATGACTAAAGCAACTCACAAGCGTTTTACGGAGATTTGGTGACCAGTTCAGGAAGTGGCACACTGCTGCTTCCACTGCCCCCATTCTGCCCTATAATAAGCACATAAGCGAAACACCTCCAATGTCTTTTGTTTCTTTTCCCACTGACCCCAACACCATGAACAAAGAGCAACTTGACCAACTGAAGACCAACTATGCTGAGATGATTGTTGAGGGTATGGATATGGATACTTTGATTACTTTTGCTGTTGAGGCGATTGAAGACAACATCAAAGATTGGGATGAGCAGGATGTAAAGGAAGAGATTATTGACCTTTACGGTGAAGAAGTTCTTGAAGGTTTGATGCCTGTTCCTAGCATCAGTGAGTTAGAAGCAACTGCATCTGATTATGGTATTGGCAAATGATTACACCTGCAACACCAACTGATTGGCAAAAATTCTGGGAGGAAGAACCAATGGAAACAATGACATTTCAACGTGAGATGCACGTTGCCGAACTTGAAAAGAGTATTATTTCATTGTCAAAGCGTAAGTTGAAACTTCTACAGGAAGTGAACGACATCAACGAAACAATTTCTTTTCTTCGCAAACAACAGGACGATTTGACCAATGTGTGACATGAATGTGACCAAAGAAGAAGTGAACAACATCATCAAGCGTCTGGAAGATGCGATTCAGGTTTGTTACACTGCACCAGAGAATCCGAGGGATGAAGGTTATCCTTATGCGACAGGATTTGCACGTTCTGCAATGCAAGGTGCAGTGCAAGACTTACAGCGATTGATGTGATATAATTAGAGGAGAAGAGACGAGGTAATTATGACTCACGAAAAGAGTATTCCACTCAATGTTCATGAACTGGGTGTAATTCTTTCTGCTCTCCAACTCCTCACACATCATGATGAGAATATCATTGCCAGAGAATACGGCAGTGCAAGTTCACTTTATGACCGATTAAAAGAGGTCTATGATAACATGGACCAGACCACACTTTGTTTAAGTTATGATGTTGAACCATCTTTCTGACATGAACGACCAGGACATTGAAATGTTCATCAAGGCATTTGATGATTTTATGACTCATGCAGAGACTGAGATTGATGCACATCAGAAGTGGAAAGAGGCAGAAGAATATAGCAATCAATTTTATGAAAAGAAAGCAGCAGAGTTAGAGGTGACTGTTGATTATTATATGCAGGAGTTCATATGAATTTTAATGCCGAGGAACTCAAGTATTTGAATCATGTTCTACGTTCTACCAGTTCTTATATTATTGCTCAAGGTCGCGAATCTATTGCCCCCAGCGTGGACCATTACAAACTAATGGATAAGATTAAAGCATACGAGGATAGGTTACGTCATGGATGAAAAGACCAAACTTATTCTTGCATTGTATCAAGTGGACGGAATCACTCAACTGACGAAAGATAATGAGTATAAGCAGTTTATTTTTATGCACTTAAATTCAGTTAAATGTGAGTTAGAACGACAGTTGACGAATCTTACTATTACTGATAAAATTAAAACACATCAAACAAAGAAATGAAATCACTTTACATCGTTGATTACTGGGTGCCATTTCCACAATCAGAATATGGTGGAGTGGTTAATCTCATTGCAGAGACTGATTCTGAAGCATTTCAATTATGTGCAGAAGAAGAAGGATTGAGCATCCCTGGGTATGAAGATCGTATCATGCCTAATATAATTAAAGCCCAGAAGTTTTCATTGGTTGATGAATATGAATCTGGCATTATCGAAGCATTTACAACTTAGTACCTACGCATTAAGGAGAATTATGTCTGAAACTGCACGTTATCGTATTGAAGAGTTTACGACTATTGGATGGGAACTCGCAGATGAAAAGAGTGGCAATCTCACAAGAGAAGAAGCACAACAAAAGTATGACATTTTGATTCAACATGAAGGTCTCAACCCAAACAGAGTCAGAGTTCAAAGAGAAGCATGAACTTCCGAAAGATTTCCCTCACCAACCGCCTGAAGGATATGAGTATAGAGTCCTTCGCAAGAACGCTTCTTTGTTATCAATTTTTACTGTTTATCAGCGTGGGTTTACTTACAATGGCAACAGTGAATCTTATTGTATCTGGGGATTCTACAACACCAAAAAAAGAGAATACTACGCACCAGTTAATTCAACCAAGTGCGGAGATAAAGTAGACATTAACTCTACGACTCCATACACTGCAATGCAACTGAACTTAAACCCATTAGAATATGTACTCTTTGGTTAGTTCTGAGCAAATGTTTATGATCCCATTGATCAAGATCAGTATTGGTGATTGGGCAAATAAAAAGCGAAAGATCTTCAGTTGGTTGGAAGATGTTGATTACAGTAATGAACACGGACCATACTTCAGTGATTTTAATCAAGAACAACGTCGTGATCCAAACTATCAACCAAATGAGTATTCTCACAAAGTTTGGAAGTTATTGTATGAAGAGGTAAAGTTATTCGATGCCCAGGTAAATTATGGGTTAGAAGATGTAACCCCAAGTATGTGGACTCAGATCTACTACAAGGGACAAGAGCACGAAGTACATAATCACGGTGCATTAGGTTGGTCTTGTATTGTGTTTCTAAAGTTCAATCCAATCATACACAAAGCAACAAAGTTCTACGCCCCGTTTAATAATTTTAATTCTGGTGCAATGTTAGAATACCAACCAGAAGTATTAGAAGGAGATATGATTTGGTTTCCTTCTATGTTGCCCCATACTTCACAATTACAAGAGAGTGAAGAAGAACGTGTCATCCTGTCATTTAATTTGAAATGAACTACACACCACAAGTTGATGATTATGTTAAGTGGGATCATAATGGTCATACAGATGAGGGGTGGGTTTATTTTAAGGGAGATGAATATCTAACGATTGAAGTATCTGTCAAGGATAAACCAGATGATTTGGTTCCTATTCATAAGAAGAGTCATTGTTGTGTAGTGTGTTATCCACAGTATTGGCATGAGTTGACTTATATCAAATCACGCAATTCTGAAGATTATTATAAGGCACAGCAGTATAGGTATGGTGACCTTTAATCTAAATAT